TAAAGAGTTTGGCACTATCATACTAGACGAAATGCACCATGTTAGTAGTCCAACCTTTTCCAAGATACTTGACACAAATCATTGTCGATACAAGATAGGATTGTCAGGCACTATCGAAAGGAAGGACGGAAAGCATGTAGTGTTTCGAGATTACTTTGGTAACACTCTGTTCCAGCCACCAAAGGAGAACTACATGACTCCTAGTGTACACTTAGTTAATTCCGAGATTCGTTTCATGGACGGGGCTAAGATACCTTGGGCTAACAGAGTAACAAAGTTATCGAACGACGAAGAATATCGTCATACAGTAGCAATGCTAGCGGCAGCCTACGCTGCAAAGGGGCATAAGGTCCTAGTAGTAAGTGACCGAGTAGCCTTTCTAAAAGCATGTGCAGAACTGACTGGTGACAAAGCAATATGTGTTACAGGTGATGTACCACATGAGCAGAGAGAGCTGCTAGTAGAGGAGATACTTACGGGGGACAAGAACGTATTGTATGGAACTCAAGCAATTTTCTCAGAAGGCATATCAGTAGATACACTAAGTTGTTTGATACTAGGTACGCCTGTAAACAATGAGCCTCTACTCACGCAGTTGGTGGGACGAGTAATACGAAAACGAGAAGGTAAGATTGATCCAGTCATTATAGACATACACTTAAAGGGCAACACTGCAAGAAAGCAAGCCTCCAATAGGGTTGGTTTCTATATGAAACAGGGTTGGGACATGAAATACCTTTGAAAAAAAAGTTCTTGACAATTATCTTAATTTAGAGTATAATAATGTTCTTATTTGACTGGCAGAAGGTGTATGATTCGGCAGAGGGCAATGTCTCTCGGTGTAATTTGATTATGGAAATGTTGATTAAAAAACAGATCCCTAAGAATAAGTACGACCCTATCTATACATTTTCTCAGAAGGACTTTGCTGGAACTAGCTTCATGCTACATCCTGATGTTCTTTTACACCATTCCTTTAAGTACTCAGCTCGTGATTTATCCGTATACTGTGCCTTAGCTTCATTACGAAGCCTACCAGAGTACATGGTGTCACAAAAAATAACACTAGATCTATTACATTTACCAGTAGAACTAGACCTCATAACAGAAAATAGGCTACTCAGAATAGACGATGAAGGAATTCATTTTCTCTATGAAGAAGTCACAAAGGAGAATACACACTAATGGCAATTTCATTCAACAATCAAAAGGGCTCTGCCCAAAAATCATCAATCAATACATTTCAATACAAAGACGGCGACAACAAGATGCGCATCGTAGGTGACATCCTTGCTCGTTACGTTTATTGGATTGAAGGCGAAAACGGTAAGAACATTCCTCTAGAATGCCTTTCTTTCGACCGTAACGCTGAACGTTTCACTAATAAAGAACAAGACTGGGTTAGAGAGTATTACCCCGACCTTAAGTGTGGCTGGAGCTATGCTTGTCAAGTTATAGATCCTAACGACGGTAAGTTGAAAGTAGCAAACCTCAAGAAGAAATTATGGGAGCAGACAATTACTGCTGCTGAAGATCTTGGTGACCCTACTGATAGTGCAACTGGCTGGGATGTTTGTTTCAAACGTGTCAAGACTGGTCCATTACCTTACAATGTTGAGTACCAACTACAAGCATTGAAGTGCAAGAAACGTGCACTTACTGAAGCTGAACTAGAACTTATTGCTGACATCAAGTCTATGGACGAAGTTATGCCTCGCCCTACCTCTGATGCACAGAAAGAACTTCTTGATCGTATTCGCAATGCTGGACAAGACAACGACGACGAAACACTTGAAGCTGAGTTCAGCGTAGGATGATCCTCTATACGGCCGATTGGCACTTAAAGCTGGGGCAGAAGAACGTTCCAGTCAAGTGGGCACTCAACCGTTATCAGATGTTCTTTGAACAAGTTTACGAGTTAGAACAGCAATGTAGTATGCACATAATAGGAGGCGATCTCTTTGATCGTCTACCTAACATGGAAGAACTGGAACTCTACTTTTCGTTTATACGGAAGGTAGGGATTCCAACCATTATATACGATGGAAACCATGAAGCGACTAAGAAGAATAAGACATTCTTCACTCAGTTAAAGCAGGTTTCTAGGGATATAAACCCTCTGATAAATATAGTAGATATATCATATATTGACGAGGATCTAGGCTATGGCATATTACCCTATGCAGACTTACATCGTAAGGGAAGCATAGACCATTTTGATACTAGAATGCCTTTATTTACTCATGTTCGTGGCGAGATACCTCCCCATGTTAAACCTGAGATAAACTTAGACCTACTAGCAGATTTCCCTGTAGTATTTGCGGGAGACCTACACGCACACAGCAACACACAACGTAATATTGTATACCCAGGTAGTCCAATGACTACTTCGTTTCATAGAGCAAAGGTAAAGACCGGATATCTACTGATTAACGAACAAGATTGGAGCTGGATGTGGGAGGAGTTTAAACTTCCACAACTTATAAGAAAGACAGTATCAGATCCTGCAGATATGGTAGCCACTGATTTTGATCATACTATATATGAGATTCAAGGTGACATACAAGATCTAGCAGGTATTAAGAATACTGACTTATTGGATAAGAAAGTAGTAATACGAAAGTCAGAAGCGGCTCTGATTATAGATAAAGATATGACTATTGAGGAAGAATTAGTAGAGTATCTATCTTATATTCTAGAGATTTCAGAAGATAAAATACCAGACATATTAGGGACTTATAATGATTACGTTACAAACTCTGAAATGGGATAACTGCTTTAGTTACGGTTCTGGTAATGAGTTACAACTCGATGATAATACAGTAACACAAATCATTGGTACTAACGGTATGGGGAAATCCTCTATACCGTTAATCATTGAGGAAGCTCTATTCAATAAGAACTCTAAGGGTATTAAGAAAGCTGACATTCCTAATCGTTATGTGAATGACGGTTACAATATCTCATTGTCTTTCACGAAGGATGATGACAAGTACGAAGTAATAATTCAACGCAAGTCTAATATTAAAGTAAAGTTTCAGAAGAATGGAGAGGACATCTCTAGTCATACTGCTACTAATACTTATAAGACTATTCAGGAAGTAATAGGAGTAGACTTTAAAACCTTCTCTCAGTTAGTATATCAAAATACTAATGCGAGTTTGCAGTTTCTTACTGCTACGGATGCTAATAGAAAGAAGTTTCTTATAGATCTATTACACCTAGAGAGATACGTTGAGTTGTTTGAAGTCTTTAAAGAAGCATCAAGAGGCGTTACTCTGCAGACTGCAGGAGTAGCTTCTAAGTTAGCGACTATAGAGAAATGGCTTCAAGACAATAAATTGAGTGATACCAATATACTACCTCTAATCGATTTGGATATTGACACATCTGAAGATGAGAAGGCTCTCCGTCATTTAATGATAGAACTTGAGAATATCTCGGATATAAATAAAAAAATCGCTAAGAATAACCAATATAAGTCGTTGCTACAAGCTATAGATATAGGAGCAATTCAAAGCTCCCCTATAACAGCCTTGCAGTCCTCTGATAGGTTACAGATTGAGTTAGGTACATGGCAAGCAGTCGCTACGGGTGCAACGCGAACTTTAAAACAATTAGAGTCAATTAAAGAAGAGTGCCCTACTTGTAATCAACCTATCGATATTTCGGCAGAGTTGAAGTTGGTGGCTGACGCTACCGCAGAACGAGTGGAAGCAGTTGATAAAGTAAATGAGATTAAGCCCCAACTACAGAAGATTAAGGAGGATAACGATGTCTTCACAGCTAATGAAAAATCTAGACAGGATTGGGAGAACTTGTACCGATCTGTTGATACAAAGCTACAGGTACACGCTGTCGATCGCGGAGAGCTTGACAGTAGGATATCTAGCCTTCAAGATCGAATACAGGTATCAAAGAGTGAACTTACGAAGATCGCATCAGAGAATGAAAAGAGAACGCGAAGCAACACTCGAATCCAAGTAGTACAGGAGCAAACTGACGCTTTTCTTGCACAATTAGAGGAATGTCAGAAAGAGTTAGCAGTACAGCATAAGTTGGAATCTAACTTAGAAGTATTAAAGAAGTCCTTTAGCACGAATGGACTCCTTGCATATAAGATCGAGAACCTTGTAAAAGAGTTGGAAGAACTTGCAAATGAATACCTTGCAGAGCTTTCAGACGGTCGATTCACATTAGAGTTTATCGTTTCAAATGACAAGCTCAATGTGCAAATAACCGACAATGGAAACATAGTAGATATCTTAGCACTTTCTTCAGGGGAATTAGCCAGGGTGAACACTGCGACTCTCATAGCAATACGTAAGTTGATGAGTAGTATTTCAAAGTCAAGAATTAATGTATTATTTTTAGACGAAGTTATTAATGTTCTCGATGACGCAGGACGAGAGAAGATGGTAGAGGTATTATTAGGTGAAGATTTAAACACCTACATAGTATCTCATGGTTGGACTCATCCTCTGCTAGAGAAGATTGAAGTCGTTAAGAACGGAAACGTTAGTGGTTTAGAATAAGGAAATAACATGGTAGACTCAAGAGCAAAAGGTGCCAGAGGCGAGTACCTAGTGAGAGATATGCTTCGACAGGCTACAGGATTAAAGTTCGAGAGAGTCCCCGCTTCGGGGGCTCTTGAGTATTTGAAAGGGGATTTATATGTTCCCAATCAGAGAAATCATTACTGTATCGAAGTGAAGAATTATAAAGAATCTCCGTTAGGGGATAAGATCTTTACCCAACCTAAGACTAACAATCTTATTCGTTGGTGGAAGAAAGTAGTAATACAAGCGGCAGGAGGCGATCAAAAGCCTATGCTATTTTTTAAATATGATCGATCTAAAGTATTTGTATGTACAGAGAACAAGCCTGAGAACACAGAGCACTTCTTATACATAGCATTTCTAAACTGTTATGTACTACTAGCAGACGATTGGTTAGAGATAGAGAAAGTGGAGTGGATCGGTGGCTTTTAGTTTTAATGAAGCAACGGCAGGAAAGAAGGGTCGTACCCTTATTGTTGATGCTCTCAACTTAGCATTTCGTTGGAAGCATCAAGGCAGAACAGACTTTAGAAATGATTATTTACAGACAGTACGCTCTTTAGCTCAATCCTACAAGTGTAGTAATATTGTTATTACTGCTGACTGGGGATCATCTAGTTATAGAAAAGAGATACTACCTGAATATAAGCAGAATCGAAAAGACAAATATGCCACACAGACCGAAGAAGAGAAGAAAGCTTTTACCGACTTCTTCGAGGAGTATGAGGAGACTTTAGAGTTACTAGCAGAGTCTTATACAGTTTTACGGTACCAAGGTGTAGAGGCAGATGATCTTGCTGCCCACCTCGTAAAACAAAAAGAAGAGTATGGATTAGAAGAGATTTGGTTACTATCGAGCGATAGGGACTGGGACTTACTGATTCAAGATGGGGTAAGTAGATTTTCTTACGTTACGCGTAAAGAAGTCACCATTGATAACTGGCATGAGCACTATGTTGTAACACCAGAAGAGTATATCTCTTTTAAGTGTTTAACTGGCGATAAAGGGGATAATGTTCCTGGCATCACTGGTATAGGCCCAAAGCGGGCTGAACAACTTATAAGTATGTATGGAGATGCAATGACTATATATGATAATATTCCTATATCGGGACACTATAAGTATATACAAGAGTTGAATCTAAATGCAGACGTGCTACTAAAGAACTATGAATTGATGGACTTAGTAACATATTGCGATGATGCAATAGGCAAGGACAATGTGTCCGATATTCAGGAGAGAATGGTATAATGGATCAGTATCAAAGTTTTATTCACAAAAGTCGATATGCTCGTTGGCTAGAAACAGAGAATCGCAGGGAGACTTGGGACGAGACTGTAACCAGATATATTAATTTCTGGAAAGAAAGAGAGCAATTGAATGATGAGGATGGTGCTGAACTACATGATGCCATTTATAGTATGGAAGTTATGCCTTCTATGCGTTGCATGATGACTGCAGGTGAAGCACTTAAAAGAGATAACGTAGCAGGATTTAACTGTAGCTATCTACACATTGACCATCCACGAGCTTTTGACGAGCTAATGTATGTTCTTATGTGCGGAACTGGAGTAGGTTTTAGTGTTGAACGCAATTTCATAACTAAACTGCCCGAAGTGGCAGAGACCTTTCACAAGACAAGCTCTACTATTG